GCGTAAGCTAGCATCGACTCCGCTACGGCCGATTCGACGTGTCCGCCGGCTTGGCTTGGCCCCCAGCATTGCAGCCGGGCACTTCCTGAGCGCCTACTCAGGCATCCCTACGAACCAAGTTGATCCAGCGCTCCCCAGAGAGCGCTTGACCCAGTCTCAGGTTCACCACCTCTTCCTCCATGCTGAGTGCTTCAGACTCCGTGATTCCGTAGCGTGCGTACAACAGATTCCATGTGAGATCGCAGGTAGTTCGCCTAGACACCGAGCGCAACTTGTATTGGTAGTCGTCTGGCCTAAACACCGGGCCCTCGCCACAAAGGGTGAGAAGGTGTGGTACCAGCACGCGCAAAATGGGCACGAACGAACATGACATTTCGAGTCCAAGGCAAACCCCACGCAGCCAGCGTCGGTAGTCCCCGTCCATCTTGTTCGAGCAATGGAAAGTCTTGGCGATTAACCTTCCGATTTTCGGCCCCAATGTGGTTCCCTGCTCTGTCGGCCAAAACAGGGCACTGCAAAAGTCCAGATCCGGCGAGATCTTCGGTTCCAGCCCGCCCTCACGGTAGGCAGCCGCCACTGCCTCGGGATCATTAGTCCACACTACCGCATCATCCCCCATGACCATTGCCGCTTTAACGGCGGTGCAGGCTTCGAGTAGCACCAAATGGATTCTGGAGTTGCCAGCGGTCGTGTCACCGTCACCCGAGGACACTTGAGCAAGCCTGGAATACGAAATGCCGTTTCGTGTTTTGCCAAACCTGCGCTTGTGCCGACCAGCGAGAGCAAGCAGGCAGTCCCGCGGAGCCCCGGACCGACGATAGTCCTGATAAAGGAGTTTCATCGGCTCAGGCCCTACGGTCCTGTCAAACCTCTTGCAGTCGAACGCCACCCACCCTCCCTTCTCATCATTGAAGTCGACCGTAAGACAGTCGAAAGCAAACCCTAGCTCTTCGGAAGTCAAGCCGCCTCCATACACATAGTGCCCAGAGGCTGGGTAAGCCTGTCGCAGAGCCTTGCCAAAGCTCCAAGTGAAAGGACCGGTAGCCACCTTTACAGGCACTGACCGGCCCTGGATGATTCGGGGGACAGGGTCGTCCTTTGTTGGTTGACCAGCAATCCTGCTCACACCAAGCTCGCGTTTGACGAACGCTTGCATAGCTTGGTCCGACTTGCGGGACATCGCTAGGGTGGCGGCCGAAGCGATTTTCCCCGCAGCACGGGTGGGCAGGTGACGTAGCCAGTCTTTAAAGTCGGGCTCAACCACGATGGGCATTTTGCGCGCCTTGGGCCACCAACGTGACCATAGCAACGATTCTGCTGGATCCTGACAGACTACTCTGCTTCGGATCGCAGCGCGCTCGTTGCAAGCGCATGAACGGAAGACGGTCACTTCCACACCCTCGACGTACACAGCCCGGTAGTACCAGGAGGGTTTCCCTTCGATGCAACAAAGTGCATCGTCGGGATCGTGGCCCGCGACTTCGAACGAACAGGTTTTCGCCACCGGTTCGTTTTCTCTCTTTCCACACTCATCCACGCAAACGTCTAAAGGCGCCCCAATGGTCTCGGGCTGTGCCGGTGCCTCGCACAAGACAGCGTTCCAGCCCCAGTGCACCGCAACCCCCATCAACGGATCCAATTTGGCGCTGATAGCATGCATCACAGCCGTAGGAGCATAGTACCAAGAGCGGTGCCTCATGGCCTCCATCACAATGATGGCGGGGGTGCCCATCGGGACGGCGCGCTTGATCACTTCCTCAAGCACAACGTTCCACAACATGGAAGAAGCCCCGAAGCCTTGCAGGGAAACCCTGCCTGGCTTCAGGGGGATGCCTTTCGGCAGTGTGGCCACAGGGGCCATCGCAACAAGACGAGCGACCAACTTGCGTACTCGTGCCACCGTCGTAAACTGCGCCTTCGCCACCGCGCGCAAGGCGGCAGTGGATAGGCCAGACAACGACAGGAGAATTTTCCGCCAGTAGGCA